GTCTTCTTCAAGATCAAAGTCAATTTCTTCTAACGGTGCTTCTTCCGCTTTTTGTTTTGATCCTGCTTTGTTGATCAGGCTGTAATAGAATGTTTTCAATCCCCAGTAGTGTGCCTGCATCAGGTTCTTGGCAATCAATGTAGTTGGAACTTTACGATCTGCAAAGTGTGCCGGATTATAGAATGTGTTGGTTGAGATTGACTGATCAATGTAGGCTGCTAGTACTGCCGCTGTCTTCAAGTAGCCGTCACAATCTTTTTGTGCCCACATCTGTTGATATTTGTTTTTCAACTTGTGATACTCAGGCACAACCTGTGTCAAGCTACCTGCTTTGGATTCTTTTACTGAGATCAAACTCATGGGCATTTCAATGCCGTTGGTTGAGTTAATAACAACTGAACTGGACTCTACGGGAGCAATGGCCATTTGGGTGGCATTGCGTACACCATAACTGCGCATTTCTGCACGTAGGCCTTCCCAGTTCAGTTCAGGAGTAAAGTCTGTGAGTTCATTAACACCGTTGGCCCGTTGTTCCCACGGAAAAATGCCTTGGCCGTAGCGTGTTCGGTCTGAGTCTTTGCAACGACCACGTTCCTTGGCCAGTTCAACTGATGCTTCTGTTAGGTAGTAGGCCTGGTGTTCCATCCACGTCTTGACGTCAGCCAAGGCGTCTCGCTCTCCGTATTTGAATCCACGCTTGGCGTGCCAATAAGCTAAGTTGGTGACTCCAATACCCAATGGGCGTATTTCATCATTTGACAGTTTTGACTGGATGGACAGAAAGTCCTGATAATCAAGAATGTTATTAAGACTGCGATGCAAGATACGGCAAGCACGTCGCATATCTTCTGGGTTACGGAACGCACCCCAGTTGATTGAACCGAGCGTACAAAGTGCAATACGCCCATCAGCATCATCCAAACGCCTAAAAGATTTAGTGGGTAATAGAATTTCACAACATAAGTTACTCTGGTAAATTGTATGATATTCAGGATCAAATGGTCCTTGTTTCATAACATTATCAATGAACACTAGATAGATACGTCCTGTGTCTGTGCGTTCTTTGAGAATGCCGCCTTTGAATACTTCTTCAGCACTCATTGTTTTTGTTCTTAGGTCCTTGCGTTTTTCGTATTCGCAATAGAGCTGTTCAAACCGTTCTGTGTTTGAGTAGAAGGCTTCATATAAATCTGGAACTTCATTTGGATCAAAGAATGTTATTTGTTCTTTGTTTTTAAATCGTCTCCAGAAGAAAGCACTAAGCACAACCCCATAATCCATATGACGGACTCGGGTTTCTTCTGTTCCTTCCTTGACTGCATGAGCGTAGGTCACCAAACCATTTCTTCAAGAAGGGTATCATACCTGTGTGCATAATCTCACCACCTCTGATGGGAGAACCTAACGACCGTAGTCGGCCAATCTCCAATCCAATGCCGGCACGTTTGCTGGCATACTTGGCCATCATCTCACCGCTGGCGAATATGCTATCTAAATCATCATCGCTGCGAATAAGGACGCAACTTGAGAATTGCTTAGTCGGTGTTCCAAGGCCAGCAAGCACAGGTGTTGCCAAGGTAAAAAGTCCGTCCGAAGCCGCTGTGTAATACTCTTTGATGTAGCGCATTCTCGCTGAGTTCGGTTCTTCTGAGTGAAATACAGTAGCGGCCGCGACCATGTATCTAATTTGCGGAGTTTCATATATTTGTTTGGTACTACGGTTCTTGACCAAGTACTTCTCTATTAATTGTTCAATGGCCGCATATGAATATGTTTCATCTTTTGAGTGATCCAACATGTCATTCATGCGGTTCCAGTCATCCTCTGTGTACCAATCCAGCAGTTCAGGAGTGTACAAGCCAGTGGCCACATTGGTCTTTACAATCTCATACAAGTGTGGTGGAGTATAACTGCCGTACACATCTTTGCGCAACATTGATAAACGTTGTTTACCAGCTACGAATTGATAGTTGGTGTGACCCACATCGGGATTTGACTCTACGTCAATAAGGTCAACTATGGCACGTAAGGTAATCTCATCAATTTCCTTGGTGGTGATTCCATCATAAAAATGCAACTGTGCTTTGATCTCTACCATGCTCTGGCTCACGTCTGCAATGCCTGAACATATTTTGGCAATCTGGGTCTGCCATTTTTCCAATGCCAAAGGCTCCCGCTGCCCATGGCGCTTTACAACTGTTATTGTTTTCATTCTACTCCTACTTTATTTGTAGTTTTATTTGGTTTTGTGTTATAAATTGTCGCTATCCACCTCTACAAGCACCGCATCTTGTAGGTCGGGTCTATCAAGTATTGTTATAGTATACAGGATTCCCAGCCCTCGAGCAAGGCCACAATACAAGTTGTCATCCAGTAATTGCCAGGGATCTGGCCAATTTGCACGGTCGTCCCAGTGCAGGTGATAAGGTGTCCAGGGGGTGTCAAACCACCATGTGTTGATGGCTGTGAGGGTTGCATCAGTGCTCAGGGTTTCGCACTGGCGACGAAGATCGGACCAACTTGCTAGTCGGTCACTAAAGGTTTTATGCCACATCAAGCTAGGTGGGTGATAGAGTAAGTTATTGATCCGGCTGTGCCAGTTGGGGTGGCATCTGTGTACGATACAGTGACTACACTGGAGGCTTCTGCGGCTGACAGCACAAAGCCTGTTGAAGCATTGTCTGAGTAGTCATCAGTGAATGAGAACGTGGTGCCTGACACAATGGTGATTGTGCCTGTGCGATAAGTTGTGCCACGCTTGATAGTGTAGTCCATTCGGAATGCTCGGATACCTGTGGCACTGCTGTCCACAGTGAACAAGGTAGAAGTTGCGGCTGAATCGGCCAAGGTAGATACCACACCAGTGGTGCGCACATACTGACCCAGGTTCAGTTGGTTGGCAATGGTGGTATTGGCCACTCCTGATATCACATAACCAATCTTGCTGGTGTTCATGCCAAATGCAATACTTCCAGTGGTGCCCAGGCTCACGCGAGGATAGGTTGCACTTTGTGCAGTGGTACGTTCAAACATGTCGCCCATGCTGACATTGTTGTCAGTGTCAAAACTGATTACTGGTGTAGTGGCTGTGACAGTGTAGTTGTTGCCCACATCATAGAATATGTTGTAGGCACTAACGTTGAAAGTTGCACCAGTAATCTCAATTCCTTGTCTGTACACATTATCAAAGGTATTGTGTACCATGCGAACGCCTGTGGGACTTTGTCCTGTTATGGGATTGTAGTCTAAAATGATGCCTTGGTACATGGCATCAAAATAACTGTTGCTGATCGTGACACCTTGTGTTGTGGCATCTGCAAATATGCCATAGGTAACTCCAGTGAATCTACAGTTATCAAAATTGATCTGATTGCAAATGTATGTTCCTGGACTTGCAAATTTCACACCGCTGATGCGAGCGTCACTCACTGTGTTAATGTCTGTAGAGGTAGTAAACGGACCGCGAAACGTAACATTAGTAAAGGCAACTTGTGTGGCTGCTTCAACACGCAAAATATTATGAGATTGAGTTGAATCGCTGTCTGAATTCAACGTTTGGAAGCACATGTTTGTTACTTCAATGCTCTGCGGAGCATAGGTAGCACCACTGCTTACCCCGCCAGTTTGTTGTAAATTGTCTGTGGTACGAACAACATATTCAGGTAATCCTTCAGGTACTGGATCCCAGTAACTGGTATTTGAAATAGCTGTTCCTACAGGAACTGCGGCAACAGAGCGGAAATAATAGGCGCCACCTGATCCTGCTGGATAATACACCAACACCCCTGTGTCATAAGGAATAGCATTAGTCCATGTTTCCACGGAAAATTTAATAATACTTGAGTTAGGACCTTCGCCGTACAACTGTGCAAAGGGTGGGATTAAAATAGTGTCAGTAATCAAATATGTGCCAGCGGGGAAAAACAAACTTCTACGAACTTGTGTGTTGAGTTGGCGGCAATACAACTGAAACAGCGCACGATTGATAGCGGCTGTGTCGTCAGTTACTCCGTCGCCAGTGGCACCAAAATCAGTGACTACAGCATAGCTGTCTAGTCTACTCTGCAGACTCTGACTTACAGGCGATCCTGATGTGGCTCCTGTTTGTACATCGTAGCCAGCGGCAGCACCTTTGTAGGTATAGGCTGTGGTAAATTCCAAGATGTCTGAAAACTCTGTCAGGATTTCAGTATTGCCAACAACAGGCGCACCTTCTGTTAGTTCTCCATTGCCAATGAACAATTGTCGTGTGTCTACTGCCCAGCCCAGCTCTGCGCCAGCTAGTGGCTCAGGTAAGTCTTGTGCTAGACCTTTTCGTTGTGTAATTCTAGATATTTGTAAAATGGCCACGGTGCGTCCTCAATAGATCACGTATTTAGCAGATAGAACTGCTCAACCCGGCGCCACCATAAATCTCTATATTTGTCGTACTCACTGCCCTCTAGTACAAACTCTTGATATTCTGGGGGTTTAATGATGTTGAATTGTTCATCTACATCGGGTTTCACGCACATGAGAATCACACCCTTACGTATGCGTGTGCCATGCACTTCATTGTGTGCTTCTGCATAGGCGCACAATTGCACAAAATAGTCCTCAATCCATTCACGACGTTTAGGCTTGTTGCTTTGCTTGTAGTCTAGAATGGCTTCTTCATTCAAATGAATCCCAGCGCCATCTGTTGTGCCTGCATAGATCCCGGGAAAGTATAGTGGAACTTCAATGCCCCAAAATTCATTCACATTCTTCAAACCCTTTTCCACCACTACATGTGCCATGGCATGACTGGCCCAGCTGTAAGGATTTGTAGTGCGTTCTTTGATTTCACCTGTCTTTACATAGTCCTCAAGATAGGTGTGCATGCGTGTGCCGCGGTTGGCAGCTTCGGTGGTGATTTGTTGTGCTTTTTCTGCACCCACGCTGCGTCTCCATCGATTCAGTGCTTCTCGACTTTCTTCGCTTTTGGTCTTGTCAAGTATTGTGGTAACTGAAGGTAAGTTTTTGCCATCTGGTGTGGAGTAAAAACGTTTGCCTTCAACTACTACTCGGGGAATGGGTTGGTAATCAAATTTAGGATTGTACATCAAGTTTCTTAAAGAATGCCACCCGGTGAGTTATTTCTTGAGAGAATTGTTTTTCTATATCAATATCATTGGTCATGATATCTATCAATTCTTTGTCAGGGGCATCTAGTAGATTATACAGTCTTTCGTTGAGCATAGCAAATGATTGGTCAGTCTTTTTGTCAAAATAGGCATTATGGCTTAGAAATTTTAACCATTGTTCATGACTTTCGGGCATGTTCTTTAATTCTTCAATTGTGGAACTTATAAAATTAAAAAGCATTCGAGTCTGATTGGGATATTTCCTAAAGATTTTGTGTTCTAAACAGGTTTGTAAAAATTTAATCAATGTTGCTCGATATCGTATGGGTAGAGCCTCAATGTCAAGATGTTGTGTGCGGTCAATCAAATTAATAGGTTGAATGGGAAATGAATAATGCTGTTGATCAAACCAAGCTGACCAATAGGTCATAAATTCATCAATGTACATGATGTTGTTGAGACTAAACACTGGCGTAATCAAACAACGCCATCTGGGAGTGTATGTTTTCTTTCCAGACACAATACTCAAAGTGTTTTGATGGCTCATCAGTGTGGCCAAGTTGTTTTCAATCTTTTCAAATTTAGCCGGCCAACGTAGATATTGATAATTGTCGCCCACTGAGTCAATGCTTAAATTGATATCTACATCTCTGAACTGTGACATCTTGCTCATGAGATCGTATCCTGGACGTACTGACAGTGCAGTGGTCACACGCAGATGCACACGCGGGGCAATGCCTTGAGCGATCATCCAGTTCAAGAGTTTTTTCATGCCTGGCTGCACAAGACTTTCCCCGCCAATGAAATGCACATAAAAATGCTCTACCTTGGGCAATTTTTCTAATATGGTGGTGGTAATCAATTCCCAGTGTTCTGGACTTGTACTAATATCTATTTCATACTGTTCGCTCACAGGAGTATTGGTTATTCTGGCCCAGGTTGAGCTTTCTGTTTCAGTGCAACTTCTGCAGGCTAGATTACAAAAGTTACTGAATTTGACCCGCAGTTCAAACTCAGGAAGTGTTTGTTTTTCTACAAAACTCTTCAATCTATCTTCAATGTATCCTAGAAATCCATTCACACGCTCGCTAGCACCACCGTGGTCTTCCTCAGACTTACAGCGCCAGCATGCTTCGGGCCATTGTTCATTTAACTGTTGCTCTTTGATATCAGCAAATGGATCAGCGCCTGCACTTGGCACAAATGTTCTGTCGTCAAGACTGCAACAACAGGTTTTAAACACAGGTTCTGAACTGAATTCAGAATAACGTGTGTCTAGTGTGACATAGGGATATATGCACAGTGTGGGATTTTGTTCTGCCCACAACAGGCGTTGGTCTACAGACTTTTTCAGTGTGTCGGTCATACTCTAAAACTTTCTCCGCAACCGCAACGGTCACGTTCATTGGGATTGCGAAATTCAAATCCTTCATTTAGGCCGTTGCGCACAAAGTCCACAGTTACACCTTGCAAATAAGCACAACTCTTGGGATCTACATATATTTGACATCCTGCACATTCAAAACATTGATCTTCTGCTTTGGGTGCGTCAACATATTCCAACACATAAGCCAGTCCTGAACAGCCTGTGGTTCTCACACCCAGTCTGATGCCCACACCGTGCCCGCGACGAGTCAGTGTTTGTTGTATTTTTCTAGCGGCTATTTCAGTTAAGGATACCATGATTTCTTTGAACAATATGTATTGCAAGCAGTCAACTGCTTGCCGGTATCAAATGTATCTATTATACGATTGAACCAGTCAATACCTTTTTCCAAGGTGTTAATTTCCGTTGACCCTTGCAGTTGATGCACATCATTCACATAAGTAGCAGTTGATTTGCTAAAGTTTCCAATAAAACAGCAAGGATCTATTGTGCCATCGGCAGCAATATACATACTTATCGGTCCCCAGTCGTGTAATGCTTTGCATCTGACTTCATTGTGGGGTACTGCTGGTAAATTACGAGCCCCGTGCCGATTGATCCATTCTTTTGTGATTTGGTCTGGATACGTTGTACCGGTGTCTTTTTTAAGTTCGAATACTTTTTGTCCGTTTTGATTGTATACCGGACCCCAGTTTCGACCATGATTTCTCAACTTGAATTTTCCAAAACCCAGTTGTTCACTGCGCCTGCGAGCTTCATCAATTTGATGACGATTGTGATCAAATTCAGTCATGCACCAATCTGCTCGACCTCCTGCGGCAATAAAATATTCTGCGTTACGGATCACTGTTTCGTACAAGGTATTCTGTCTATACAGGTGATGTGTATCTTCTAAGCCGTCAATACAAAACTGTATTTCTACATCGATGGCAGCCAGTTTCTGCCAGAACTCCCGCCCTTGTGCACCCCCATTGGTAAATGCAGTAATGTCCAAGGGCTTTTGTCCTGCACGACCGTGTTGTCTAAACCAGGCCAGAATGTCCGGAGTTTCTGGGTTCATAACCAAATCTCCGAGGTTTCCGTTTATCAACACACAATCCAATTGCGCCACCACAAACTCAGGCACAATTTGTTTGATTTTATCCAGGGAGAGATTCAGTTCTTCATACCCAAAGTTATAAGGAAACCCGTGATAGTTCCGTAAGCACATTGGACATCTGGCATTGCACAATGAACTGATTTCTATTTGTAGCTCTCGTATGTCGTTGATACTAACCATTAATCCTGGCCGCAATATATGTTACAAATATTCAATTGACCATCAGTTCCAAAGGTGTCTATCACACGATTAAACCAGGCAACGTTTTTTTCTAATGTATCTATATTTTCTCTTCGCAACAAAGATAAATCATTTTGATTCCAGTTGTTGCTGGGCTTGGTATAGTTACCAATCAAACAACAAGGGTCTAGTGTACCATCAGCGGCAATGTACACACTTACAGGCCACACAGTCAATGCTTCGCAGGTGATTTTTTTATGAGGTATAACTTTAGGATTGCGATCTTGCTGATTTACCCATTCGGTTGTGATCTGGTCAGGCAACTGATATCCATTAGCAGTTTCTTGTTTGAGTACAAACACTTTTTTTCCATGCTGATCATACACAGGTCCCGAGTCTCTTCCGGTATAACGTGTGAAGAATCTATCAAACCCCAGTTTTGTACTACGCTCACGTGCTTCGTCAATTTGATGCCGATTGTGATCAAATTCAGTCATACACCAATGAGCACGGCCGCCGGCAGCCATGTAATAACCAGCGTTGCGTATCACTGTTTCGTATAGCGTATTTTGTCTGTACAAGTGATGTGTGTCTTCAAGTCCGTCAATACAGAAATTTATGTCTAAGTCAAGTGCTCCAAGTGCTTCCCAGAATTCACGTCCGCGAGCACCCCCATTGGTAAACACATCTATTTTAAAATTCTGATGTCCGTGTTCACGAAACCAAGCTAGAATTTCTGGCGTTTCGGGATTCATTAACATGTCGCCATAATCGCCATTGACCATCAAATGATCCAGTTGCGCTACTACCGACTCGGGAACAATTTCTTTAAGTCGAGCTAGTGAAAGATCTGTCTCTGCATAGCCAGTGTTGTGGGGGAATCCGTGAAAATTTCTAATGCACAAGGGGCATCTTGCATTGCATCGTGAGCTCAACTCAATATTGATTTCTCGTATGTCATCAATGCTAATCATTCAATGTCGTTTCCTGTAGTCTTCTACTGCGGCCTTGATTGCGTCCTCTGCTAGTATTGAACAGTGAATCTTAACAGGAGGTAATGCTAGTTCTTCGGCGATTTCGCTGTTTTTGAGTTGACTGGCTTGGTCGATGTGCATGCCCTTGACCCACTCCGTAACAAGGCTTGAGCTCGCAATAGCCGATCCGCAGCCATACGTTTTAAAACGTGCATCTGTAATAATACCTGTATCATGGTCAACCTTTATCTGTAGTTTCATTACGTCGCCGCAAGCAGGTGCGCCAACCATACCAGTACCAATATCAGTATCACAATAACAGCACCTACTACTCCGCCAATGATTAATGGTGCAACCCAGCCACTGTGTCCGTAGTATCTGGCATGTCCATGATGACCGTGGTGGCCATGTCGCCAATGTTGTGCTAGAGCAGGCACAGTGACCATTAACAATGCTAGTGAAATTAAGATCTTTTTCATAGTGATCTCCTTTAAGTTATTATACTATATATAACGCCTAAAGTCAACCAAATGTTGACAGTTTTGATTAAACGCCGCGGGATTTGTTCATTGCCGATTTGGCAGCATTGGCCACTATGTCTTGTGCTTTGTTCACAGGCATAGCAACCGGTTCGGCAGGTTCGCCTTCACCTTTGAATATGATTTCTTGTGCTTCTGGGGTCATGGGTTCTAGCACTGAACTCAAGGGAGGTTGTCCCACAATCTCTTCAATGTTGTCTTCGGTCACATTGATACCCAGACTTTGTGCAAGACTGATAAATGCACCTCGAGAAATTTGTTTTTGTGCGCCTTCGTCGTCAGCACGGCCAGCAAGAAAATTGACCAGCCCTAACAGTTCATCGGGGCTGGGTGTTGTGGATTCCGTTATGAATTCACGGAATCGCATTATCTACGTGCTCGGCCCAGTCCAGCGCCGCCTGCGGCTGCTTCTGGTTCTGCAGGCATTTCAGGTGGCATTTCGCCGCCCATTTGCACCAGGTGCTGGAGCACTGGCCATGCCAGCGTCAGGAGCAGGTGCTTGACCTGTTACCACGCCCAGGGCTTGATCCAAGGCAGCTTTGGCGCCTTGTAAGTTTTGTACCAAGCCAGCAAGAGCGGCTGTAGCATCTGTGTTGAATTGTGTGGCTTGATCAATGCCCACTTGGTTCTTGATAGAGTCAACTAGAGCTGGCAATTCTTTGAACTGCAACTCAGTTACATCTTCCAACATGCCTTGCATTTTGTCAACCATGTCTTGTGCGGCCAACACAACTTGAGCTTGTTGAACTTCTGATTCGTTTAGTCGAGTCATTACACGACGCAGTCGGCTTTCGGCCTGCATCATGGCAGCGCCAGCAACTAGCTTTTGCTCGTCTGGATTGAGTGTTTGACCACTTTGACTCTTCTTCAAGGCAGCGGCAAGTTTAGGATCCTTAACTTGCACAGTGCTTGGTTGTGCAGGCTTGGCACCAGCGCCAGTGGGCGCAACAGGCACAGCTTCTTCAGCCATACGTGCGGTCAAGGCCTGTTCCATCATTACCAGTTTAAGGTAACCTGGGTTTTGTTGGCTTTGATATCTGTCTGACCCTGAACGATGCTCACGTAGCAAACCTTGCACACGTTGCAACAGGTGCTGAGTTTGACGCTGTGTCAAGCGGTCAAATTCAATATTAGAACCAAAGTAACTTTCGAAAACTTTAGCGATTTGTTTTGTTGGCGACGGGGCGGCCAGTTCTTGCAGTTTCATTTGAGAATCCTCTAATTTGCATATATTTAGCCGAAATTAAACATTTCTCTAATTCGGCATCCAAGGCTGACAGACGATCTATCTTGCTTTGAATTTTGGTGGAAACACATTCGTAGAAATCTTCGCGATTGCTACGATTGGCCAGGGCTTGTCGGCAGTGTATATCCGCCGCTAGGCTATGTTTTTTGGTATCTAGTGTGAGTATGTATCGTGCGAGATTGTTTTGATTGTGCTGATCAGCAATGCACCAGCTGATAGCACTTTTTTTGCTGCCAAAAGAGATGGTATCTTGATTTTTAATTTCAACTCGGAACTTGTAATCTGCGGGAATAATGTTGTATTTTCCAAATGCAATAATGCCGCCGCGGCCATCATCCACAATCAATTTATCAGTTAAATTGAGTAGTTCTTTTGCGGCAAAGGCTTCTAGCTTGTTTTGTTTGTTCATTTAAATACATACGTTGTGACTAGCCAGCCAACAGTGGCCAACAACATGCCAATGATACCCGATCCCCAGGTGACCAATTGATCATTGCGTTTTGCTGCCATTATTTGCACCATGTCATGCACTTCATTAATGGTGGTTTTTAAACTGTCAACATTAGATTCAAGAGTCTCTAATTTAAGTTCAAGTAACTTATATCGTTCGGCACACAATTCAACATGTGCTTCAAGACTCTTTTTCTCAATATCAGTTGTGTCCATTGTAGGCTCCCATCATTTATTTATGGGTTCAAACCAAATGTTCTGATCCGGGCCGTCAGTTACCAGTGTGTATTGAGTTGTGAGTGTTTCAGTAAGCCCTGTGAGCATGGGTACTCCTGCGCACTCTGCAATCAGTCCTGACAGGTCAGTGTTGTAGACTTCGGCATGCTCTACAGAGAATTCAAAACGCCATTCTCCAGGAGCACTGATCACTGGCTCTACATCAAATACCTGTGTGCGCAGGCTGATCAACTGGTTCAGTGTTTCCCAGTTGCGCTGTTGATTCCTGGCAAACATCCAGGCATTTTGATTTTCAATTGTGTTGCCTGCACCATCCTGAAACGGCACTTGGCTGGGTCTATAGTGTCCCGTGACACCAGTGGCCGAAACCAGCAGCTTGTGTGCTGGCATTGCCGAAAGCGCCTGTTGGGTATGTAGCAAAGCTCAATACTGTACCATCAACTTGGTACATGGCGATTGTGGCAGTTTGTTGAATAGCGTTGATAACGTTAGCAACATATTCTTGCACGCCTTGTTGTGACACAACAGTAGTGTTGGCAACAGCGCGGAAGAAGTCCAGCTTAGGACCAGCAGGTTGTACTGGTGTAGCGGCAGTAGAAGCGGATGGAGAAACAGGACCGTTTTGTACGTCTAGTGCAAATACCGGTTGTGCGTCACCATTTACAGGGGTAATATAAGCCATTTTAATTTTCCTTTAAGTTTGTGGTCTCGGAGGACCTGCTTTTATTTAGCCTTTTGGCAAAAATCACGCACCTTGAGGGTTATTTCTCTGCCTATTTTGAGCGGCAAAAGCATTGGGGTCAAATCGATTCACAGCTTTGGCATAGCCTGCAGGGGTGGCCATGACCCAGCCTTCTTGTCCCGGATGCTCTAGATCCGCTTGCTTTAGGATATCCATCTTTAGATCATGCAATAACAAGAACGCTGTAAATGCCGCTGCCAGTGCAGGGGTATTGCTAGTAGGGCTTTCCAAGTATTCCACAATGTTGCGGAACTTGCTGGGAGTTACCTTGCTTTGTAACCATTCACCAAACTCAGGCAACAGTGTTTGTGGATTCAGTGGTGCACCAACCTTGGTGTTGATGTAGTCCACGCACAGTTTGGCAAGGTCGGTGATCTTGTGTGCCCGCAGTTCAGCAGGGTTAAACAAGGTAGCAATGGCAGCACCATCTGTACGAATCAACTGCTTGAGTTGTTTTACTTTGGCAGGTTCAGCAGTCAGCGCCCGGGGAGTTGCAGGACGCTCTAGCATGAGTCCAGGAACTTCATTAAACGTCACACCCTTTAACGGCTGACGTGCATCGCCTGCATCAGAGTACATGCTGTGTACTGCAATGCCAATGTCACTGTTGGCTATGCGTTGTCCCAAGTTACTTCGAGCTGGAATTTTGTACTCAACAGTGTTGGGACGGAAAACATAGTTTCCTGCAATCTCAGGAGGTGTTGACATGTACAACAAGTCGCCTTTGACATAGCCACGGAAATTGGCGGGCAAACTAGCTTCCAGCACAGGGAATAGCTGTGCATACAAGTTGATCAGTTCATCACGATTTCCTGACCGTGTGCGTTGAATAGCTGCCATCATTTCTGGACTGGTGGCAAGACCGTCGTAGCCTTTAGCTTCAAATCCTGACCCATCAGTTAACACAAACTCGCCTGTGGCGGGTTTACGACCCCAGATCACAGCAGGTTTGCCGTCCCACTTGGCAGTGGTTGTTTTGGGATTTTCAGTGGCGTGTTGTACAATTTCCAGTGCATCTTGAATGCCTTGTGTGCCACGACGAAACACTAGATCTTCCAAGTGTTCAATGCCCTTGGCTCTGCCGCCCACACCAGGCTCTTCTGCTTCTACTAGAGCAACATAGCCACGATTGACAATACGATCGCGCAGGCGTCCTAGGAAACTCACATCATCTTCTGACACTGACAGTTGAGGTTCTTTTAATCCTTCACGTGCTAGATATTCACGGAAGTCTTTTAGCTTGGCATCTTTATTGGGATCATTGCTCAATGCGGCGTAGATGCTTTCCACATTCTTTAAATTTTCTTTTGTGAATGCAGGACCCAATAACACTCGTGCCACCTGGCTGGCATCCAGGCCGCCTTTGACCAGTTCTTCAGTTGATCGACTGAACATGCCATTTGCACCCACTTTGAACCCCAGGGCCTTGGCCATTGAACTCATTAGCACATTACGATGCATGCCTTTGTATGCGGAGCCGTCAGCACCGCCATAATAGAACGTGCCCCAGTCTAGATCAGGAAAAAACATAAAGTCAGTTTGCACATAGCCTTTGTTGGGATCGCCGGCAATGGGAGTACGGAAATGTACTTCGCCTTTTTTCACAACCCATTCACGCGGGTCAAGATTTTGACTGGTCACAATCTTTTGTAATGCACCAGCCAATTGATCTTTATCAATTTCATTTAGGTCCACAGCAAGATCTAAATCGCCAGATGTGGGTTTGCGACCTGTGGATCCCAGCCAACGTTCCGGAGGAAATTGAATTCCCAGAATGTTTTCGATATAAGCAATAGTTGCAGGCACATCTGCTTGATTGATACGTTGTGTGAGTGGCTGGCCCTGCTTGTCTTTAAAGACATTGCCGCCTTCTAATAGTTTAGCTAGATATTTCATGTTAAGGCTGCGGGTTTTTCAGTAGTTTTTGTTGCAGTGTCAATGCCATTTTGTGAGAAGGGTCATTGGCGTTGTAGGGTTTGCCATTATACAACGCATTACCGCTAGGGTCAAATGTCACTGTGGCAACTTGATTGTTGGCAGCATCGTCAGCCCCTTGACTGAAGTTTTTAATGCTTTTGGCACGTTGAATACTTGTGGCCAGGGGCAGCCAAACATCAGCTCCAGGATTGGGTTTTTGTGTGTTGGCAATGGCAGCGGTGATCTGTGGCTTGATTTCAGTTTTTAACAAGTTGGCCTGCCCAGATCCATCGTCTTTTAATTCGCCAATGTCAACACCAGCCAGGGCATTTACAAACTGATATAATTCTTTTTCCAGTACACCACGATCAAGTTGAGCCGCTGACGTAACAGGATCGTTCGTTTTTGGGTCGACAGATTTCAACAGTAGTTGCTGAACATTTTGTGCCCAACGTTTTTGCATTTCTTTGGCCAATGGTGCCAGTAATGTCTTGTTCATTTCGCCAGCGGCACCTTGACGTAAATTACTAGCAACTTTTGGTCCAAGACGGGTTTGGTCCAAGGAATCCAAGGGATTGGCCACCCCTGCTGATTTGTACAGCATGTTGGTAAGTCCAGACACTACATCTTCTTTTATTGGCTTGCGTGTTATTTCATGAATCTGCATTGGTTTTCCTAACGGATCTGGAAAACTTTCCAGCATCCTTTGTTCTTATGGCATTGAGCAATTTTCTTGTGAGATTTTCTGCTTGTTCAGCACCAAACTCATGCTCAATTTGTTCTACTAATCTGATGGCACTGGCGATGATATTGTCAGCACGACTTTCGATTATCAGGCGACGATCACGCTCAACATACATTGAGTCTAATTCTTCTAACAAACTGCGTGTCTTTTTTTGCATTCGATCAAGAGCCTTTGGATTATTTAGTGCTTTTGGAATTCTAATAAATATCTATTACTGCTTTTAAAGCCAAGGAACACAAATGACCAGTCAAATCAATCCATCAAATATCGATGCTACATATCCTGTAGCAGGGCAACCCAATAACACACAGGGTTTCCGCGATAATTTCACTGCCACACAGACCAATTTCAACTATGCCGCAACTGAAATAACAGATTTACAAAACAAAGCAGTACTAAAGGCAGCACTCACAGGCACCACGTTGGACAACAACATGAATGATGCACTGCTTTATGCTGCCAAGATACAAGATTTTAGCGCAACTGCGGTGAATCTTACAACCACTTCGGGACCAGTCACAGTGGATTATACCACCGGACATTATCAAAGACTGGCACCGTCCACTGGCAGTGTGAGTTTGGGTTTTGTGAAATGGCCACCCAGTGGTAGTTATGGTTATCTTAAATTGCAAATTGTTGTTACCAATACTGCTTACACAGTGACATTGCCTGCGTCTGTGACACTTGGTGTCACTGGTATACAAGGATATTCGGGCGGAGTTATTACATTTGCTGCCACAGGCACATATGAATTTGGATTTGGTACTAGCGATGGTGGAACCACAATCACTGTGTTTGATTTAAATCGTCCGTTAAGTACATTTTCTGGTCCAGTGAATATCACAGCCAACACAGTGAGTACCAGCACTACCACAGGTGCATTAACAGTTGCTGGCGGTGTAGGTATTGTGGGCAACATAAACATTGGCGGTAATTTAAAGACTTATACCAGCTCAGGCAATGTGGCGTTTCAGGCTCTGGACACTGGCATTGTGGAATTTAGAACTCCTGCCCTGATCCCGGCCAACACCGCTGGTGCACTAAACATTGTGGGCAGCGCCGATGGTTCGTATCAGCCAGTATACAACACTGGAAGCATGGTGCATGTGACAGGCAATGATGGTGTGTCATGCAGAACCACACTTGACACATTTGGAACCGGCGCTGCCGTTCAGTCATCACTGGTAATGCGATTAGCTCGCGGCACAGCGGCCGCGCCAACAGCAGTGCAGTCTGGTGATATTTTAGCACGAATAACTGGTTCAGGATTTGGCAACGCCAGTGGCTATGTGTTGGCCGCAGGCAACATTGGAACCTTGGGTATTGACTTTGTTTCCTTGGAAAACTACACCACTGCCAACGCAGGCAGTGCTTTGAAGTTTTACACCTCGCCTGTTGGCGCTGTTACCAAAACACTCAGCGCCAACATCACTGCCAATGTGAGTACATTCCCAAGTATATCAAGCACAGGCAACGTTCTTACCAGTGCAGGTAATGTGCTAATCACAGGCGGCTTGGGAGGAGTGGGGTATACTAATGGTGCTGGTGGTGCGGTTGTGCAGACTGGTAACAAAGGTGGTGGCGTTGGACTCAACAAACAGTCTGGTGAGATCACCATGCAAAACACCAACTTGGCTGCAGACACTATAGTAAGTTTTGTATTGACCAACACCACAATTGGTGCAAATGATTTATTAGTATTACAGCATCAGAGTGGTGGCACACTGGGTGCGTACACTCTCAATGCCTCTTGTGCAGCAGGTAGTGCCACAATATATGTTAGAAACAATACTGCTGGTACACTTGGCGAAGCATTGGTCATACGCTATGCTGTGATCAAAGGTGCTGTTGCCTAATTAATTTGTAAAATTCAGGAAACGTAGAGGCTAGATCTTGTTTGCGCAACAGGTCTAGCTTTTTTGTTGTGCTCCAAAACTTTGCCCATAACTCGGGTTGATTGTCTAGTGGCATGTCCATGAAGTCTAGTATGCTAGCAACTTGATGTCCGGCTCCTGCAAGATGTGTTCTAACTTGTGCTTTGACTAGATCAGGCAACACCCGCACATTGATATGTTGTGGATGATGCACCATGTTAAAGAAGTAGCCTATACCACGCTGTTTAAAATACTGTTCAATGTCTTGAATGTACCAGATGTTGTAGGCACACACAGTTACACAAACGCACATGCTGATATTAGGGTGTTTGCGTACTAGTTCTTGATAGCGATCCAGATTCTTTTCTACTGTACTCCAAGTTTCTCCATAGCGTATGTAATCAAAGTGCGGGCCAATACCATCTACACTGATATCTAGTGCCACATGTTTGAATTGGGTCAATGTATCAATGTATCGTTGATTCCAAATTGTACCATTGGTATTGATGTGCAGACTTTGTTCATGTGCTAGATTTTTATCCACAGCCTGTTTCAAGATGTCAAACACATTACTCAACAGCATGGGCTCAGCACCATAGATGTCATAGTATTTGACATCAGTCAACCAGGACTCAAGTTCTGTCCATAATCTAGTGTTTTCGGGTTCGTAACTACTCTTAATTCTTCCCCAGCTGGCCAGATACTTTTTGTAGTCAGGTTCTTGCTTGTGTGCTTCTAGTTCCCAATAGTCACGATACCATTTGCTTGACACTTCGGGCCAGCATGTTCTACAGGCCAGGTTACAGGTGTTTCCAGGTTTGAGATCAACCAGCTGTGGACGATGTGCGTTTTGTGGCAGGTACTTGAACTGCTGATTGGCCACAAGTCTTCGACTGCTACGTCCGGCATTTTCTTCTGCCCAGCAAGCACTACAGTTAGGGTGCTGAATGCCTGCATCTAGGTCTGCTTGTATCTGTTGTCTAGTAGGACTAGTCCATGCATCCTGCAATGTGTTGACGTCAAGGTACAAGTCTTGTTGATTGTTGTCCTGTAGGTATGTTTGGCTGTGACAACACAACAGGCATCTGCCCGAATTGTGTAATGCAATGCCTGAATCTGCCCAGGCGCAATATAATGTTGACTCTTGTTTCATGTTGTAAATATGTATATGGAAACTACCCTCAACACTAAATTCATTGGTATTCGACGCTTTGTAAGCGAACTAAAATTAGAGTTACCATTTGAGCGAGCGCAGATTATCCAGGAACTTGATGACGAAGCGTGGGTGCCGCACGGAGACGTTGCTCCTGTGGGACACAATCCTTGGCCCAACACACGCTACAAGTGTCTGCGCCCGCAATGGAAGCATAAAGCACTCACTGCCGTCAGTAGATACTTTGGCAGCGTAGAATTCAAGCGTCAAGCCATTGACTGGATGTATCAAGAGTACCACGGTATTGATGTTACTTGGGGTATGGGTGCTGATGAAATGTGCCGTAAATCAAGAACACACATTGAGTTTACCAAAGACATGCCTGGCTTTGTTAACGACATACACACAGATTATCGTCAACTGATTGCCACAGGTATGATTTATTTCAGCGATCACGACACTCCAGATCTAAGTTCTTATTTTTACACTGATCAAAATCGCAGTAATCCCACACGCATTACAACTGCATTTGGAGATGGATGGTGGCACATGAACAACTACGATACCTGGCACGAGGGATGGAATCGCACTGATCAAGTGAGATACAGTGGGCTATTGGGCTTGACTATCTACACCGCCGACTTGCCTGAAGACGATCCACAATTCCCACACTGACGATTGCATATAACCAAGCGTCCTTGATCAAACTCAGGGATAGACCAGGTTTTTTCAATTTCCTCAAACCAAGCCATACACGCTTCCAAACTGTGTTCTATAGCATTGTTAAAACCAATCATGTGTGAGAACTGTGCATTGGCAGCATCGTGCCAGGCACCTCGTCCAAATGTTTTTGGTTCAAATCCAAGATAGCAACAAGGATACACATCTCCTGTGCTGGACACATAGATTGATTTTTTCTTTTCAACTTCACATGCAATAGGTTGCGGAGTTTGCCCTTGTGTGATTTCTTCAAATGTAGTTGACCCATTGATCCGTCGATTTAACATGTCATCAAAACTGCTGTACCACTCCGGCTGTTGACCAATAAAGTGCGTGAGTTTTCCTTTGCGGTCAAACACAGGCCCGACATTTCTGCCATAGTCCATGAGCTGGAAACGTTTAAATCCCATGCTCTCGCTAAGTTCACGTGCTGTCTGTTGCTGATGACGGTTGTGATCAAAGTCAATCATACGCCAAGTAGCATGCCCTCCCGCATCAATAAATGCTCGAGCATTTCGAATCACTGTGCTGTACACAGTATTTTGTCTGTACAGGCTGTGTGTATCTTCTAGGCCATCAATGCAGAAAAACACACAGACATCAAGTTCAGCAAGCCTTTGCCAGAAGTCTGCGCCACGTGCTCCGCCATTGGTGCTGATACCTACGTGTATACGTGATGAATGCGATTGAAAATATTCGATTATATCAATAGTCTCTGTATTCATTACTGCATCGCCAAAGTTACCATTGATATACAATTCATCTAGCTGTTGAATAAATTTAGGTTGAAAAATGCGTTGCGCATCTTCAAGTGTTAAGTCGCGCTCAGTGTACCCATTGTTGTATGGGTATCCGAAGAAACTTCTAGGGCACAATGGACAATTTGCATTGCACCTACTAGAAATTTCCAAATGTACATGACGTATTTGGTCAAATGCGTACATTAGCCAGTTTTGATCTTTCCAAGTAACTGTCTGAGCTTGGCGCTTTGCACGTCACCATCTACTTTGGCCGGTGGTTGTTCCCATGCAGGAGTTCCTGTAGCTCGCTCCCAGGATGTGGACTTGGGAGTGTTACCTTCTATTTCATCTGCTGCCTTGACTTGACTACGAGCTTTGATACTATCCATTAGAGAACTTTGTGGCTTGTTGTAGCCTGTGCCCTCGTCGCCACCTTCGTCTGTGATACGCATGGTTTCAATATTGTATTCCAAGTCAATCTTTTGTCCCACACCTGTTGATGAGCGAGACTTCATACACTGGATCTGATACTTGCCGCGCTCTTTCATGGCACGACTTGTAAAGATACCGAACACGTTATCCGCTGTGTTGATCTTGGAAATACCACCTGAAATGTGTGAGTGATCAAACTCAATCTCTTCCACAGCACTACGATTCAACTGCGATGCTGTTACCATTAGCACGCCCAGTTCCTTGGCCAAGTTACGCAACTCCTCACTCACGTACTTGTCTTTGACAAACAAGTCATTGGGACTGACTTTGGCAGAGACTGGCATCAGCAAGTCCAAGTAGTCAATCATCATAAAGTCCACTTTGATGCCTGTTTGGATCTGTACTTCTTTAATGTAACTGCGGATGTCGTTAATGTTGCTTTGCGCTGGCAATGCTTTAACACGATACTGTCCAGACTTCTTGCCCACAAGCATGACCTTCATTGTGGTTGTGTCAATGTCCTTGCGAATATCTTTGGTGCTCATTTGCGTTAACATAGCATCTGTACGCAAACTTGTGAGCTCTTCTGAAAGTTCTAGTGTAATATACACACCACTCAAACCTTGTTGTAACCAGTTCAATGCAATGTTCATCATCACAAGCGATTTACCTGAGCCTGATCCACCTGCAAAGATGTTGAGTTCACCACGGCTGAATCCACCATACAACAACTTGTCCAGTTGTGGCCAACCTGTTGAAACTTGCCCACCTGAATTAAAGTACTTGTTAATACGAGCACTGGGATCAGCAAAGTAGTCTGTACCCATGTCTTTGGTCAAGCTAATCTGCACGGCGTCTTTGATCAGTTTCTCTACTGGATCAAACTCGCCCTTTTCCAACAAGTCTGCTGCCTTTAAAATAGCACGTTCAAGTTCTTGACGTTTGGTAAATGCTTCAAACTCCTGCATGAACCAATCATAGTGTCCTTGATTCAAGTCTGGCACTGGCGCAAGTTTAACTCCTGTGGTTGCAGAAATCTGCAACCTGTCGGGCATGGTCTTGTGCTTGTCACTGTGTTCTTTGATGAACTCTGCGGCTTTGCGCAGACTACGGTCAAAGTTCTCTGGGTTGTAAATATTTTGAATGCGCACATAGCTAGACGCATCTTCTAACATCATCTCTAAAAATAGTCTTTGGACATCAAGTCCGTAATCTTTTATCATTGTGCCAACCTTTACTCTGTTTTAATTGTTGCTTGAAATATATCATTGTCTATGTGTGTCCAAGTTATCAATGAATCATTGAGTAAACAAGCATCACCACATTGTGATTTGTTATCTAGATGTAAAAATCCACTGGGTGTTCCATATATACGAATTCCTAGTTGTTCTGCAACCTTGCACAAGTTAACTAATCCAATACTTTTTCTGTGAACACAAGGAATCCAGGCCTGTCCTACTACTAACCAGGATTTAACATGTGGGACTGATGTAGTATAATGCTTGATAAAACTGTCAATGCTGTATAAAGCAAATGTGCTCGGGCCAAAAACTCTGTCAATCATGTGCTGACTCATAACATAATTATTGCATTGTTTTACCAACTCTGACATAACATCTGCATCATATTTTCTCCAATTATAATGCAACAGTGTGTTATAGATACTTGGATCAGAATAATCAATTTTGGTGTGATATGATGCATTTATAATACTATGCCAAGAATATTGACTGAGATTTTGACTTAGTTGATCCAACCAAATCAATTGTTGTGGTGTTACATTTTTATCGTTTGGTATTTTTTCCCAAAGATTAATGCATATTAATCCGTTTATATCATCTAAGGTCATTTTTTAATTTTATTAAGTTTTTTAACAAGATGTTTTTTAGATATTTCTATCTTGATTTTACTTGTTTCTCTTGATTGCATTATAGTCAGCAAGGTACCAAGTCGGCCCAACTCTACCACAGCGTCATTTACATCTTTAATGTGCGCAGGCCAGTTGGGTATGCTCACAGCCCATCCTAGTTCTACAGCACGATCAATTAGTTCTAGGCCAGCCACGTCTTGATCTGGCACTACTGTTATTTGTTTTCCTAGACTGCGTATGAGTCTAGCCTGTCCATCGCTGATGGTGTTGTGCATCACGGCAAGGCCTCCAATGCTGAGTGCATCAAAGATACCTTCCATTACTAACGCATGGTCCCAGGCTTTGTTTTGTAGATCTGTGCCAAACACGTAGTTAGGTTGGCTGTCGGATATGTACTTAGGCGTTTTGTTGTCGAGAAATCTACATGTATAACCCACAATCTGGTCATTATGGGTAAATGGAATTATCACATGCGGTCTTGTCCAGTGGATGCCGTCATTTTGTATCTGCACCATGACAGGAAAGTCTTCTGGCACCTTCCTTGAACGCACATAGTCTCTGTAGTTGCCTTCATCAGTCAACAGTTCAGCGAACGGTGGCAAGTCACGTTCTTCAAACTCAATTGCAGAAAGTGAGTTAAAAGTTTTTTGACGATCTTCTAAGATGCCATTGATACTTCTGTGCCGCAGACTTTCTAGATTGAGATGATCAATCTCAGCATCGGGTACACCAAACCAGTTCAAGAGCCTACGGGCCTTGTAGCTCACTGAGCGGCCAAGGATAAAGCTGGCGGTGTATCCACAGTTGAAGCAGTGATAACTCCAGCCCTGT